ATATCTGCAGACTTAAATTCATCAGGTGGATTATTACCAGATGCTAGGATTACTGATGATCTTGGTGAACGAATAACAGACGATAACCAAACACGAATAACAGATGGCGTATAAAATAAATGATCTAACACCGTTAGGCAGGAACTTAGCATCAACAGATCAATTAGAGGTATCTTTAAGTGGCGCTACAGGTAGTAGAAAGATTACAGGGGCACAGATTACTGCAGGTCTACAGCCTACATTAGTAAGTGGTACTAGTATTAAGACTATTAATTCTACTTCTATTTTAGGAAGTGGTAATGTAGCTGTACAGCCTACGTTAGTTAGTGGAACTAATATAAAGTCTATAAATGGAAATAGTTTGCTTGGAAGTGGAAACGTAAACATACCATTACCAAGAACTAGAAATTACTTTACGCCTCCAGCTGGGTATGCTAGTAATATTGTTAATCTTGAGGGTGCAAGAAACTACGGATTAATGGAGTTAGAACTTCTTATCTCTAGTGCTCCATATGGGGATACAGTACAGATTTATAGGTCTTATAGCCCAAGTGGAGCTACTGCGGGTTCTATATTTGATATTAGTTGGTATTACTCTTCGTCTTTTATATCATTTAAGTTTAAGAGAACTTTCTTCTTTACTTATTCAAATGGAACTGGTGAAGAAGGTTATTATTGGGAAAAATGGCAAATGACTAATGTAGGGGGTTATACTAGAACTGATGAGGATACCAACCAACCTTTTGTTACTCAAGATATTTATTTTAACGACTCAAATGGAACAACTAATTACCCGAATTATATGAACTTTAGGATTAGTAATTACATGGGTAATGTAAAATTATGTAAAATAGATTTAGGATTATGATAGAACCAATTAACATTACAAAGTTAGAAGAGGGATTTTCTTACAATGGTATTAAATGTCAATATGATGTTGACAAAACGCATCACTTTGAAAATGAGGATGCAGTTTTAATTTTAACCAATATAGGTTTGGTTTATTTTGACTTAACAACTACTATAGAAGGCAAGTCATTTGACAATATTCAAGACTGGATTACAGAGCTATATAAATAATATTAATGACTTAAATTCATCAGGTGGTTTACTGCCAAATGCTAGGATTACTGATGATCTTGGTGAACGAATAACAGACGATAACCAAACACGAATAACAGATGGCGTATAAAATAAATGACCTGACACCGTTAGGTAGAAACTTAGCATCAACAGATCAATTAGAGGTATCTTTAAGTGGCGCTACAGGTAGTAGAAAGATTACAGGGGCACAGATTATTGGTGCACAAGTAGGTTACAAAGGGTTTAAGTACAATATTGGTTATGGTGAAGACTACCCTAACCCTCCAGTTCCTCTTGCAGGGCAGGCATTTATTTTAACTGATTCAGATGGTACTTTTCAGGGCTTTAGAATAAGTCTAACAGATGCTAACGGGAAAAATAACTCTTTGTATTTAAACAACATAAATGGTCAACCAATAACTATAGCAAATGTAGACGGAAGTATTTCTACTTATGTAGCAGGTTCTGTAACTTTTGTACCGGGAGCTAATCCTTACTACAATATGCCTCCCGGCCAATTTTCGGGACCTATATTGTCAGGTGTAGCTTATATTGACTATAATACAAGTTTGCCTGAACTCGTTAGTGGGACTACTATAAAAACAATTAATAGCACAAGTGTTTTAGGAAGTGGAGACTTAGCTATACCTACAGTACTTCACGCGCCATACGTCACACCTGGCAACTCTTATACAAACACTCTAACAGGAGGTGGATTGGCCGGGGGTTTTTCACAGGTGGTTAACAGGGAAGGCTCATTAACTCCATTTACTCCTCTTAAGACTTTTACTGTAAGTAGCTTTTCAATTTTAGCAGCGTCATACAGTGGGTTAGTTGGTGGGGTTGTAGGTATTTATCAAAATTCAAGTGGTCAGCAAATAGGAGGTACAGTATATAAAGCACACCAAGCATTACTGAATTTGACTGAAGCAGCAAGTATCTATACGGTTTCAAGTACATTTACATTTAATGCAGGCGTAACTTATTGGATTGGATATTTTGTCTACACTGTGCCCGGAGCTCCTGGTGCTAGCCTATACGTTAGTGACCCAAGGACAATGCTTCCTATATCAAGCCCTGTAAGTCTAACTCAGAATATTGGTTATGTAATAACCGGCCTTGGTGGCTCAAGCACACTTCCTTCTAGTTTTAATTTATCGTCATATAGTCAATCTAGCCTTAAGCAGTTTCAAGTTTGGTGGAATGTATCAAGCGTACTTTAAAAATAAAAAAAAATGGCACAAATAGTAGAGTTAATTTACAATGAAAACGAAGAATTGTTGGAAACAAGAATTCATGAAATTGAGGGACCAACTCAAGAAGAGATAATTGCACAAAAAGAAGCACAGCTTCTTGCTATGTATAACGAATTGAAAGCTCTTAAGGGAGAATAATGACCGGTAAATTTAGCAACCAAGGGACCTTGTCGGTATCCGGGACGATCATACATACGGCCCCTGACAACAACGTCTCAGAAGTTCGGTTGCTAAGATTCAACAACCCGTCTGCCTATACGTTGACATTAAGGAAGTATACGTCAGGCGTTCCGACGCAAGTCTATTCGGTCAATCTATCGGCCGGTGATACGATGACTGATTCATTCCAATATTTTTTAGATGAGGGTGATTACATACATGCGACTTCAAGTATTGCAGGAACTACATTTATAGCTGAGGGTGAAGACATGCCTAATATAAATGTTGTGAGATGCAGGTAATTGACGCAAGTGGCAATATGTTTGGCTATGACTTCTTGGAGGTCACAGGGATCAATGGCAAGCCAAAGGTTCCACCTATCAATACGAATATCACTATTGGCACCACTGTTATTGCAGGTGGTGTGTCAGGTAGATTACTATTTGATGATGCTGGTGTAGTAGGAGAGACAAATGGTGCGTTTTGGGATAAGGTTAATAGTAGATTTGCTATTGGTATAACTAATCCTCAAGGTACAATGCATATAGCAACTGCAAGTGGAACTCCTGCAATTGTGATGTCAGATGTTAGCTCAGTTGGTGCAATACCTATTTTTCAATTTAGAAGGCAAGCTACTTCGGTTTTTTCTTTACAAATAGACTTTCCAAGTAATAACAGAGCACGTTTTTCAATAGGAGATGCAGTTGCAGGTTATGAACTTACGGGAGGTAATGTAGGTTTAACGGGTGGTCGTTCTATTGAATTTGGAGGTATAACGGGCCAAGTTGCTACGGGAATAATTGGAAGTATTCAAACTGACAATAATAATGGTCAGTTAACATTTTCAACACGAGGAGGTGGAACTACCGCAGAACGAATGCGTATTTTTAACGACGGAAATATCGGTATAAATACAACAACAAATGCAGGATTCAAGACCGACATCAATGGAACAGCAAGAGTGCAATCTGCTTTAGATTTAGGATCCGCAGGAACTTCAGGTAAAATAAACTTTCGAAGATCAGGTGATGGAACTATAGTAAGTGACATCACGCAAACGAATGATGTATTAAATATACATAATGCACAAGGATCTGGTATAAATCTAAGAACAGACAATGTAACCTATTTACATGTAAGGGGTTATGCTTTTCAATATGCAGCAAGAGTAATGGGTAACCTTACTGCTGTATCAGGACTGAGCACAGCTTTACTAGTTAATAATGCGATTAGTGCTAGTGCTAACAATGATATACTGGTAGGATTAGATATTGCTCCAACATTTAACACGGGTGCATTTACAAACACATCAAGAATTGGAGTAAGGATACAAAATTCAAGATTATTAATAACAGGGACATATACTTCTTTAAGTTCTGAATTAATTAATCCTGATTCATTAATGCAGATAGATGCAACAATTAATGGGCGTGGAGGATCAAGAGCTATAGCATTTAGAATTAATCCTACAATAAATGTAAACAACGCAGCAAGTCAAGTTTTTGCTGCATTAGAGGTAAATCCAACTTATATAAATGTTGGCGTAGGTTCTAGTGCTTTAGCTATAAATTCAATAGGGCCAAATGTATTTGGGACGATTAATACATTTGGCGCACAAACAACATTTTTAGGTCAAGGAGGTACATCTACTTATCACTATGTTGGAACTATTCCAAATGGACAAGGCTTTAGAGTTCAAGTAAATAGTAACATTGCAGGATATTCATTTGAATTTAATGGTAGTGGTATACCTACTTTTACTCTTAGGAATAATAATATTAATGCAATTCAAGTATATAGCACAGGTAATACCGGTGTTAATACTAGTGTAGACGGAGGCTTTAAGTTTGACGTTAATGGTACTGCGAGGGTAGCTACTCGTATTGACGCGGGTACATTTACTGCGGGAGCAGGAGCATCAGCATATACGATTGCAACAACGGGAAGGATATCAGCAGGAAATGGAATTTCATTTAGGACTCCCACTGTTGGAGATTCTATATTTGTTGGGTTTTCTCCCGTAGGAACAGGACAAATTGAAGCGTATGCACAAAATACTCGTGTTTTTGTTTTGGGAGGTCCAGGAGGTGATTTAGGAGGTATGGCTACTGCTACCCCTAATTTCAATCCAAGTTTTGGAACCGGTGATAAAGTTATTTTTGGAGTTAATGGAACCTATAACACTACAGGAACATTTACTGGTACAATTAGAGGATTTTATTACAATCCACTTTTATTAAGTATGACGGGTGTTACTGCTCATTATGCATTCCATTCAACAAGTGGGCGTATTAGATTTGAAAATTTACCAACATCTCCTGCAGGACTTTCATCGGGAGAATTATATAACAACTTAGGAGTATTAATGATAGTATAAAAATATGACAACAACACCAACAAACGGAATAGCAATCGAGCCAGTTCCATTTCAAGTACCACAAGGAGTGGCTACACGTATGACTGTAAAGGTCTTAGAATTTGAAACCGACGCAACAACGGCCGGAACGTATTGGAGATTACTAACTGAAGAAGGAGAACAACTTCAGCAAGGTAACTACTATATGACTGAAGAGCAATTCTTAACTTGGGGAACTGACAACTCAGTAGTAAATCAATATGTTGCTGAAGCTATCGGAGTGACAATTATTTCTTAACTTAGCAAAAAAATATATTATGATCCAATTAAATCAAGAACAAGTAAAGCAAATCGAAGTACTTATCGGTGAGATGCCGGGTAAGTTTGCTATCTCATTACTAAACATTTTAAATGAAGCATCTAGTAATAATAATGCTCCTGCTGACAGCGTGCAGCCCGACGAAGAGGTTTAATCGATTAATCGAGAAGTATCCTTATCTGATCACCTCAGACACTATCACCATTCGTGACACCATCACATTGTACGTCCCTGAGGTCCACACGGACACTGTGGTGACGTTAAAGGAGCTTATTGATACAATTACACTAACGAAAGATAGAGTGACTGTAAAGGCTTGGTATGTACCAAAGGAGAGAAAGGTATACATCCAGGGCAAATGTGATCCAATCTACATCACTAAAATTGTAGATAGAAAGATACCGGTTAAGTACTACGAGAAGTATCCGTTTTGGAAGAAGCTGCTCAACAACATTTTAGCTTTTTTTATTATCTTTGTCTTGATCTATATTCTATATAGAACAATTAAAAGCTTAATATGAAAAATTATATACTGATGATGTTTGCTAGTGCTGTTGTGGTGATTTCACCTGTGTTGCCGTTGATTTATGTTTCTTTACTAGCAATATTTATCGATACATGTTTTGGAGTGTGGAGATCTGTTAAAAAGAACGGATGGATATCCTTTCGGTCAAGACGACTATCTGATACAGTATCAAAAGCGGTCCTTTATTCGGGAGGTATATTTTTCACATTTCTTATCGAGAAGTATATTGCTGGTGACATTGTAGCTAACTTCATATCGATCGACCTTATAATGACAAAGTTTGTTGCATTCTTTTGTGTGGTTGTAGAGGTTAAAAGCATGAACGAATCATACGAGTCTGTTACCGGAAAGAATATCTTATCATCAATGAAGAGATTTGTATCTAGATCAAAAGACGAATTGGACAAATGGAAATAATCAAACAATATATCGAATTTGTGAAGCGTTGGGAAGGCGGCCTGTCTAAAGACACAGCCGACTCAGCAGCTAAGTACCCATGCCCTACACCTTATAAAGGAAAGTCAGGGTACCACACAAACGTTGGAATTACATACAAGGTATGGGTGTCTATGTTCGGTAAGGACAATGACAAAAGATTTTTCTTAATGAATGACGAGGATTGGTTCGCTATTTGGAATCGATTATACTTTGAGCCAATGCATGCTGAGAAAATCAACTCAATGAGCGTTGCTATCTTTATGGTTGGAATGGCGTGGGGATCAGGAATGAGACAAGCCGTTATATCGACCCAAAAGGTTGTCAATCAGATTGGAAAAACAAAAGTTGAGCTTGACGGAGTGATTGGTAAGTATACTATTAAAGCTATCAATGACACCAATGAGGATGATATGTTCAACGGATTGATTGCTGAGCGCGGTAGATTCTTCAAGGCGATTGCTAAGGGCAAGAACGCTAAATTTTTGAAAGGTTGGATGAATCGTCTGACAGACTATAATAAAACGTTCAATCCGAAAAATTATCAGTAAATTTGTAATATGAAAGTAAATAACTATAACGTAGTAGCGCCAAATGTTAATTGTACCTTATTCGGTACAGATGAAAATGGATCTCAAAAGAATTTCAATGCTCAAGCTTTATTGGCATTGAATGCGACACCTCAGGTTGAGCCTACAAATTTATTGACATCTTTCACTATTTTAGTGACTAACACATACTTCACTGGAACAGCAGGTGCATCATTTGCGGTTACTCTTCCGGCTTCCAACTCAAACTTGAACGGAGCTAAGTATGTCATAATGTCTACAGCTACTCGTGCAACAACAACATGGATATCATCAGGAGCTACAATTGTAGGGGCTCCAGCAACTTTAACGGCAAACACACCAGTGTGTTTCCAATATAATCACGCCAACGCAACTTGGTATATATCTTTATAAATTATGGCAATCATTCCAGTTGGACAAAAGTTCCACACAATAGCAAGCAACGTCGTTACTAAAGAACGCGGATCATCATTAGTTAACTCTCAGAAAGAGATCTTTACTATGCAGGATGTAATTGATACTACACCTTCAGGTATTCATGTTTTAGTTAAGCCAAAAGCAGGTAATTATATAACTGCTATGATTACTAGTGCTGGAAATGGTGGATTCGGTACGATGACTGCTAACTCGATTCAATTAATACCTTTTATACCAAGTCAAGCAATTTCATATACATCTTTAGCAATAAATCTCCTATCGCCATCAGCAGGGGCCTTGGGAAGGATTTTGATTTACTCAAGTTTAAATGGGCTACCCACTACTAAATTATATGAGAGCGCATCGCTTGACCTATCAACAAGTGGATATAAAACCGCAACAATATCAGGAAATTTTATTAAGGGTACTACTTATTGGCTTGCTATTCAGTGTAATAATTCATCCGCATTATTTGACTGTTATCCTCCATCGAGCTTATTAACATTAAATTATAACGGAATAACTGATAGCGGAATAACATTAAGTGCGACAATCGGTTCAGCACCTACGACTATATCTCCTGCATCAACAAGTTATATTAATGGAAATATTCCTATTATTTTTATACTTTAAATAATAACCATGACACAAGTAAGAAACGAAATCTACAACGACAACGGACTAGTTGAAGTAGTATTTATTGAGGTTAATCTACCAAATCAAGAAGAATTGATTGCTCAAAAAGAAGCACAGCTTCTTGCAATGTATAATGAATTAAAAGCTCTTAAAGGAGAATAATAACTATATTTACATCAAATCAAATCAAATGGAAAAGAAAATCAAACAAGAACAGTTAGATCGATTGATCGACTCTAACAGAAAATTCAGAGACCTTAAGTTTAACATTGCAGACGCAGAGATTAATTTCGAGCGTTTGAAAGTTCAGAAGGCTCAGTTAATGGCGAACATTGAAATCGCTGCTCACGACCTATCTTCCGTTCAGGAGGAGATCTATAACGAGTACGGAGACGTACAAGTTAACCTACAAACAGGTGAATTTAATTAGAAAAATATCAGTTGGTCCTGACTACATGAAGTGCATGCACTACGTTGTAGGACAACGCGTTCTCCGAGACGAGTATGAGATCGAGTCTATCATTAAGAATGATGATGGGTCAATCTCTATTTGGATCATACAAGACGGCGCGATTGTCTGCTGGAAAAACTTTACGGCAAATATGCCAATCTCAATTGAGTATAAAATAGATTTCTAATGAAAGCTCCCTACTGCTTCATCATAAAGCCGGTTGGCTTGAGGCGGTACGACAACATAAGACAATTCGGAGACTCCGAGTTTATTATTAGTACCTCCCAGGAAGACCACCGTGTATCCAATAGGTTCGCAGAGGTTGTCTCCGTGCCTATATATTACGATGGTCCAATCCAACCGGGTGACACTGTGTGTGTTCATCACAACGTTTTTAAGTTCTACTACGACATGAAGGGTAGACAGAAGAGCAGTTGGCATCACCTATCTGAAGACCTATTTATCGCTGAGCCTGATCAGATCTACCTATTCAAAAGAGGTGAGGAATGGCAGGCTCCTGAACCATTTGTGTTTATCAGGCCAATCGAATCGGAAGATCGGATGTTCAACGAGACCGGTGGCTTAGAGCAAATGTGGGGGGAATTGGTCTATAAGAACGATAAGCTAGAAGAGGTTGAACAAGGAGACATAGTGTCATATATGCCTGACTGCGAGTATGAGTTTAAGATTGACGATGAGATTCTTTACCGAATGTATAACCGGAATATATGTCTAAAAAAATAGAGATTGTAGAAGCAGCTAAGCAAGCGATTGACGAGCTGATCAAAGTTCTTAGGTCACCCATCATCACTCACGATGAGGGCGATATATCGGCAGACAAGATGAAGAACGCGGCGTCAGCTAAACGCTTGGCATTTGAGGATGCTATGTATATGCTCACAAAGATTGAGGAAGAGGAGACCAAGAGAGACCAACCAGCTGAAGTAACGGCAGGTAAAGGTGGATGGGCTGAGGGAAGAGCGAAGATCAGAAATGGAAAATAAGTTATACTCCATATTAAGTAACTATGTGCAGCGTCAAGCTGTGGTAGCTAAGAATAAGAATAAGTCTTGGAGCTATGGCTATCACCCTGATTATGACCTCGTGGTGATATCAAAAGACGGAACGATTGGCGATGTATACGAGATCAATGGATTAAGGATTGCCGTTCCACCCACACCAAAAGAATTAGAGAACACCAATAATAGATGGATCGCTCAAGAGTATCCTGAGGAGCTTAAAAAAATCAAGTCAATATTTGACTGGAACAGAAAGGACAATCTATTCAAATCGAAGTATGTCGATAGTATAGAGAAGGAGTTCGATCGTCGCGAGCATGGACACTGGTTCATGAACAACGGCAAGCCAACCTATCTAACCGGAACGCACTACATGTATTTACAGTGGACTAAGATTGACATCGGTCTACCTGACTTCCGTGAGTCCAATCGGATATTCTACATTTATTGGGAGGCATGTAAAGCTGACAACCGTTCGTTTGGTATATGTTACCTAAAGAACCGTCGTTCAGGTTTCTCATTTATGTCCTCATCTGAGACATCAAACCAAGGTACAATAGTCCGTGACTCTCGTCTTGGAATTCTATCCAAAACAGGATCGGATGCTAAGAAGATGTTTACCGACAAGGTTGTACCTATTGTAAGAAATTACCCTTTCTTTTTCAAGCCGATCCAGGATGGAATGGATAACCCGAAGACGGAGTTAGCCTTCCGGGTTCCTGCGAGTAAGATCACTCGTAAGAACATGGATGAGGAGCGCGAGGATGATATAGAAGGGTTAGATACTACCATTGACTGGAAGAACACAGCTGACAACAGTTATGATGGTGAGAAGTTATTGCTATTAGTACATGATGAATCTGGAAAATGGGAAAGGCCTGAGAACATTCTCAATAACTGGCGAGTAACCAAGACATGTCTACGATTGGGATCTAGGATCATCGGTAAGTGTATGATGGGATCAACATCAAATGCACTATCAAAAGGTGGTGAGAACTTCAAGAAGCTATTTAACGATAGCGACCCTAGACAACGATCTGCCAATGGTCAGACTAAGTCAGGACTATATGCATTGTTTATTCCTATGGAGTGGAACTACGAGGGTTATATCGATGAGTTCGGTTGGCCGGTATTTGAGGACCCAAAGAAACCTGTTGTTGGTGTAGATAAGGAGATGATCACAAATGGTGTGATTACCTATTGGAACAATGAGGTATCGGCATTAAAGTCTGACGCTGATGCACTCAATGAGTTCTATCGTCAGTTCCCACGCACAGAGTCGCATGCATTTAGGGATGAGTCCAAGCAATCGTTATTCAACTTGACAAAGATATACCAACAGATTGACTACAACGACTCGATGATTAAGGACCGCGTCATTACTAGAGGGTACTTCCATTGGAAAGGTGGTGTAAAAGACAGTGAGGTCATTTGGACGCCAGATCAGAAGGGCCGGTTCTATGTATCGTGGATTCCTGAGCAAGCATTAAGAAATAAAATTATTTATAGAAACGGACGCAAGTTCCCATCAAACGATCACTTAGGTGCGTTTGGATGTGACCCCTATGACATCTCAGGTGTAGTAGGAGGAGGTGGATCGAATGGTGCACTGCATGGTTTGACTAAGTTCCATATGGAGAAGGCACCAACGAATGAATTCTTTTTAGAGTATGTAGCTAGACCACAAACAGCAGAGATATTCTTTGAGGATGTACTGATGGCTTGTATATTCTACGGAATGCCTATCTTACCTGAGAACAACAAAGCCCGACTACTGTATCACTTTAAGAATAGG